CCAACAACGACATATTATACGGTTATAGATGCACTTACAGAAGAGACCATAATTCCTTACGATGATATTTATAGTAAAGTGAGTTGTGATTCTACTAGCAATTTCATTTATTTAGATTTGAATGGACTAATGCCAGAACGTTATTATCGTTTAGAACTAAAAATTAAAGATGGAATTTTAGAAGATTATATCACAGATCAAATTTACTTTAAAGTGATCAGATAATGGCAAAAAAAATAACCAATATACAAACAGTATTAAATAGTAATTCAGACAGTAGAAGTGATAATTTAAATTTAGCAATTGTCACAGCACCAAGAATTCCAGAACCGGTTGATCCTGCTAAACAACAATTAGCTGTAAAATACATACAAAATGGATTAACTGTAACATCAAATAATACTAGTATACATCCTAGGGATGAAGCTGGGAATATTATACTGCAAGAAAATTCAGAACAAAATCCATTATTAATTATAGAACCAACAGCAACAAAAATTTCTTTAAATTCCATGTTACGAGTACTAGATACCCGGTTTGAATATTATAAATTTCCAGTTATACGAACAGATGTACCAGAATTACCAGAATTAGATTTATCTGATTTAGTGATAGAACCAGAAGACCCATTTTATGCTAGATATAAACCATCAAGTGATTTAACAATACCCGGGGGGCCAGATTTAATAGCTTCTGGTATATTATTAGATGAAGTTGTAGCAGGTCTTCCTCAAACGTATATTAATTCATATACCGTAAATCAATTGGTTAAAGATAGTGGTAAAAATTTACGAGTACGGGCAACTATAAAACATAAATATGATGGTTCTTCATATGGTTATATATATTTCTTTGTAGCACGTGGGGGAACACAAACATTGGATCGTGAGTTTGCAGGTCCGTTTGCTAACAGAGAACCTGCAGATTACATATTTGGCCAAATATATACTAATACTACACATACGTTATACATAGATTTTATTATAGAAAATAAAGATTTTGAGGTAGGTACTACATTTAGTATTACTGCAAAAACAGGTCAGGAATCTAGTCATGTTATTTTGTCTGAAGGTACTTTTTTTACAGTAACAGATGCATCACAAAATGTTGATGAATTAAATAATCCAGTATAATAAATAAAAACATGTTGAATCAGTATAAAAATATAGATCAAATACAAGTAGCAGCAACATCAGTTTCTGCAGAGCGTATTGAAGATCGAAAACTACAATTTGCTAGTTATGATGCAAATGAGTCAGTGTATTTTAATACTGAAATAACCACACAAACAGATGATTCAAGATTAGAATTACATGTTTATTCAGATGATACTTGGATAACTGGTAATCATAAAGTTACATTAAAAAACAAGATTCCAAGTTATATTGATGTTACTACTAAAGAAACTATAAAATTTCCAGCACAACCAGTTGCAATCAATTTATATGACGAACTTTCAAATTTAAATTTAACTGCTGGTAATTTTAGAATCGCGGTTAATTTCTTTAAAAATCTAGTTGGTAATTATGAACGTCAGCATTTACGAATCGATGAAATTTCACCAGATCGTACAGAATTGCGTTTACGAGCGATAGATGGTGATGATCCAGAATTTTTAAAACAAATTACTAACTATATTCGCACAGTTAAACAGACTTCTGCTAAATTTTATAAATCATATCTATTAAATTTTAGCAGAAATCAATGTGTATTATTTGTTAATAGTGTTGTTATTGGTGAATATTTGTATGTTAAATTGTATGAACCATTACCAGCAGAATATGATGTCGATTTAAAATGTTGGGTAGTTGAAGAACAAAAACCTGCATATATTGATAGGATTTCAATACGGCCATTTGTTGTTGAAAAAACATTTAATCGTTTAGCTAATCCAAACTGGTATGCAAATGCATCTTATAATATATCATCAGAAACTGGTTTAAAAACTTGGAATGATTTATTAGGATCATCCGTACAGACGTCTCAGCAAATTATAGATGCATATTTTTCTGGAAGTTTATCTGGAATAGATTTAAATATCAATTTTTCTGATTTTAACAATTTTATTTTTTATAGTTCTGCCACAGAACGATTAAGTAATTTTAGATATAAATTAGAACTGTTAGAATATTATGCTTCGCAAAGCTCAGCAATTTCACAATTATCCGGAAGTGTTGCAACAACAAATGCTGCCGAATATCAAACAAATAAAACCAATTTAATTAGTGGTTTTGATGCATTTGAAAAGTTTCTGTACTATCAATCATCATCAAAACTAACAACATATGATATTACATTAGAGAATGCAAATGTACCAACAGTTACTGGAAGTTATATAACACCGGTTCCTAAATCAAATCCAACTCGTCCTTACACATTATATCCAGTATCTAGTTCACAATTCCAAACATGGTTTTCAACAACATATGAATATGCAAAATCATATGATGATAGAAATTATAATTCACTGATAAAAGCAATACCAGAATTTATTCGTTTTGATTCTAACAATGAAAATTTAGCTACATTTGTTAACATGTTAGCACATCATTATGATATACTTTACACGTATATCAATCATATGACGAAAATACATAAACGAGAAGAAAATCCTAAATTAGGTATGCCTAATGAATTGTTGTATTCAGTAGCTAAACAATTTGGTTGGAATTTAACAGACGGAAATCAGTATCAAGATTTATGGCAATATGTGTTAGGAACATCCGAAACCGGTGTTCCATTAACTGGTTCAAATACCGTTGGCGATCCTTCCGTACCAGGGCGTGAAATGACTTATACTGTATGGCGTCGCATTGTTAATAACTTGCCATTACTTTTAAAGTCAAAAGGCACAAAGCGAAGTGTGCAAGCATTATTGTCTTGTTATGGTATTCCACAATCCATGATAACTATCAAAGAATATGGAGGACCTAGATTAGAGCGAGCACCAGTATATGAAAAATTAAATTTTGATTATGCATTAGATTTAAGTGGTAGTGCGGCCGGTACAGTTGTTACTGCGTATTCACAATCTATTAATTCAGTTGAACTTAGATTCCGTACAGCAGACGTTACAAAATATCCTACTATACCAAACACAATGAACTTATTTAATATTGGTTCAAACAGTGTTACATTGGATTTTGTGAGTGGTAATAAAGGAACAATTAACATTAATGGTACGGGGTCTGCTGCAATTGAAATGTTTGATGGTGGCTGGCTAACTGCATTATTGCGAACATCACAAAATAAATTAGAAGTTGTTGCAAAAAAAGCAAAATATGGAAAAATTGTAACGGCGGCTTCTGCATCAGCAACAGCATCATTTGCTTACTCAGCTTCAGTGACATTAGGTGGTACTAGTACTGGGGCATCACGTCTTGTTGGTCAACTTCAGGAATTAAGATTATGGTCTAGTAGTCTAAATGATACTGCATTTAATAATCACGTAAAAGCTCCTAGTGCATACAATGGAAATACAGATGCATATAGTGAATTGGTTTACAGATTACCATTAACACAAAAAATTAATCATGCATTAACTAGTAGTTTGCCTGGTGTACAGCCGATATCATCCGCAATAACATCTTCTTTCGCAGGTTGGACTTTAAATACGCCATATGATTCTATAGAAGAAACATATTATTTTGATGCCCCATCATTAGCTGCTGGCACGTATGATGATAATAAAATACGTTTAGAAGATAACGAATTAGTTGGCACGTTGGATTTTAAAACCAGAGCCGAACGCAGTCAATTTGATAAAGCTCCATTAGATAGTAAAAAACTAGGAGTATATTTTTCTCCTCAAACAATGATTGATGAAGATATCATTGCTCATTTTGGATTTTTAGAACTTGATGATTATATCGGCGATCCTGGCGAAACAGAATCTGAATCATATCCTCGTTTAATACAAAAAGCTCAGGATTATTGGAAAAAATATACAGATCGAAATGATATTAATGCATATATAAAAATATTCACACTATTTGATTTATCATTTTTCCGACAATTAGAACAATTATTGCCAGCACGTACTAGTAAATTAACTGGTATTTTAGTACAACCAAATATATTAGAACGTAGTAAATCTACAGTATTACCAAAAATTGAAAGATTTGATAATTCATATGATACTACATTAGGAGGTGTTTCTCCAACTGCATCTGGTGATTATTTAAATTATTTAGGTGAAATTGACGGAAAAGTACTCACTATTTCTGCAGAAGATGATGATCAATGGATTGCATATTTAACTGCTTCAAATGCTCAGAGATATGGTGGTACTACGTATTCATATCCATACTTAGTTCAAAGTGGAAGTACTTATATAACTGCATCAACTCCGTATTGGATGAGTGAAGCAGTATTACCTGTAATATTAGATGCAGTAACATCTGAATTCAGATATAAATCTGGATCATTTGAAATTACACAAAGTGGTTGGTCTGGTCCATTATATGGTAGTGGTGTATATGGTACTAGTATGTATTCTACTCCGTTGTATTCAACTACTGGTAGTTATGCACGAGTACAAGATTTTCTTCCAATTGGTTTAGCAAATCATCGATTTAATGGTGCAAAAATGACTTCACCAGCATTCAATGTTAATTCTACTCAAACTGTAGATGGTAAACCAGTTGTAGAATGGCGTGAAACTAATCCAAATCAATTGATATATCAAACTAACGGCGATCAGGGAAGTTTTGTTTTAGCGTAATTTTTTAACATTGTATATTTATATAAAATAGGAATAAAACATGGGATATTTAGATAATAGTTCTGTTACAGTAGATGCAATATTGACATTAAAAGGTAGAGAATTGCTAGCAAAAGGCGGGAATGCTTTTAAAATTACGCAATTTGCGTTAGGAGATGATGAAATTGATTACTCGTTATGGAATCCAAATCATCCATTAGGAACTAATTATTATGGTGTTATTATAGAAAATATGCCAATTACAGAAGCAATACCTGATGAAACACAGGCACTTCGATCAAAACTAATTACATTGCCAAAACAAACAACAAATATTCCAGTAGTAACCGTAGGTAATACTGCGATAACGTTGTTAGCACCTGGCGATGGGGCTGCAATAACTCCAAATACAAGCAATTTACAGGGAGGAAATGCAAATCTAGGATATACTGCAATACTTTCAGATTCGACAGTTGCTGATATTCAAGTAACCCGAGCATTACAAAATTCAGTACTTCCAACTACACCAGCATTTATTGGCGATAATGAAGATGCACAAAGTGTTGCAGTTGCTGGATTTGAATTCCGTGTTATTGCTAAACCACAATACATTGAAGATAAAACCGCTACTATAACAGTAATTGGTAATGAAACTGGTGGTAGTGTAACTATAACAGTAACAGTTAAAAAAGTAACTGCAGTAACTGTATAAATTAATAGAAATAAATTATGAAAAATTTAATTCAACGATTAAAACAACAACCTAGACACGGTCAACGAGCAAGAGATCTAGCTCAACAACAGATTCAAAATACCAATTTACAACCGGCTGCTTTACCAACTACAACTGCTGTAGATCAACAAGTAACGCAACAAGTACAACAGTTAGCACAACAGTTAGCTAATCAGATAGTCGCAAATCAGCAACAACAATCGATTCTTGCAAGAAATGGTCGCATATTTACAAGATTTGATCAATTAAATGATGTCGTATCTAATCAAACTGAGGTTGTTACTGGAGGATTATGGAGTGATGGAATTGCTAGTTTAACAACGTATGCTACATCATCTACACAAACAACATCACAACGTAGATACTATGTCGATGTATATCAAGAAAATCCTGCAAACGAAGGAGCTGCTGTACAATTTTCATTAGCATATGGTCATGCATTAGGTAGTGGATCAGATGCACAAGGTACTATGAATGATTCTCCGTCAAAAGCAGTTTATTCACAGTATCGTCAACTTTTACTTAAACCTACTGATTCACGTTTTACTACCGCAGGATCCGGAAGCACAGATTCTATATATGTTCTTAATTTTAAACGAAATCGTCTTAAAGAACGTTTAGATGCTGGAAATTTTGAATTACCGTTAATTAAAATTTCTTCAAGGGCAACTAATGCAACCGGTTCTGTAGTTACAGGTAGCGGTGTTATTAAATTAATAGATGATTCATCATTAGCAGCTGCAAATATTGGAGATTCTGGAAAACGATACAATATTGTGTCAGGATCTATTAATTCTGGAGTTTATAATTCTGCAGCTCCGGTATATTACGGATTAGCATATCCAGATCACGGTGTATTAATTTTAGATGGTAAAATGTTAGATCAGCAATTAGGATTTGCTACCAATGTATCATCAAGTGTTGAAGGTAACAATCATTTTGTATTGTATCATTCTATTTCAGGTTCTTCATTTTTTACAGATCCAGAAACGGCTGATCCATATGGATTTTTAGCAAGAAATTCTGAAAAAATAACAAGTACCCATTACTTTGTTCGAATTAAAAATGCAGAATATAATTTTTCTAATAATCCATCTTACGTAACAGGATCAGTAGGACAATTATCACAGACATCATTTGTTGGTAATCCTAAAACATATATTACTACGGTAGGTCTATATAATGATAAACAAGAACTATTAGCTGTTGCTAAATTGAGTAAACCGTTGTTAAAATCATTCCAACGAGAAGCGTTGATACGAGTTAAGCTTGATTTTTAAAATAATCAATGATTGTAACCCTGTTATATTTATTATAAATGTAGCAGGGTTTTTACTGTATGGCTGACACAAGAATACCACAAGATACATATCGAGGAGTTTATCCTAGTGTGTTTAAA